ATCGACGCGCCCTCTTGTAAAGCAGTGGAACAGCGTCGAGGACGCGCGCACGCGGTCATTCATTGATGAGGACCAATACGACCACAGGGTTATGGATGAGCGCCGCGTAGCGCTTGAGGAGCCGTTTATGGTTCCGACAATCTTGGGCGGCTCTGAGCCTCTGATGTATCCCGGCGATCCAAACGGCAGCGCAGGCAACGTGATAAACTGCCGATGTAGCGTCACATTCCGGCGCGCTGACCGCGCATGAGCGGCATCTTTGCAACTTTGCACTTTGCTGCTATACTCTCCCAGAACTTTGCAAAGCGAGACCAGCGATGAGCGTTGAACAAAAGAGCCTGAGCCTTGAAGTCAAAGCGACTGGCGAGGAAGGTCAGATCGAAGGTTACGGGGCCGTCTTTGGCAACCGTGACAGCTATGGCGACATCATGGTGAAGGGCGCTTTTGCGGAAACGCTCAAGAGCCGCAAGCCAAAGATGCTCTGGCAGCACAACATGATGGACCCGATTGGCGTCTGGGATGAGTATTCCGAGGATGAGCGCGGCCTGTATATGAAGGGCCGCATTGCTATCAAGACGACCAAGGGCCGGGACGCTTACGAACTGGTCAAGGCCGACGCAATCGACGGTCTGTCTATTGGCTATGTAACCAAGGATTACGCTATGGAGGGCGGTGCGCGCCTTCTGAAAGAGGTGGACCTGTTTGAGACATCGCTTGTCACTATGCCCGCCAACGCAGCGGCGCTGGTCACAAGCGTGAAAAATGCTGACGTGCGCGACATCGAAGCCGTGTTCCGTCAAATGAATTTCAGCCGTTCGGAGGCCAAAGCAATGGCAACTGCGGCATGGAAGCGGCGCGATGATGTTCTGCGTGAGGCAGACGCCATTGTTCCGGAGGCCGATCAGCGCGAGGTTGACGAACTCAAAGCCCTACTATCCGCAACCCTGCATCAAATCGGAGGTCAATCATGACTGACTTTGCAGAAATCAAGGGCTTGGTCGAAAAGATCAACCCAACGCTGGTGGAACTCCGCAGCGAAATCGACGCTATCAAGTCGAGCGCGCCCAAGGATGTTATCACCGAAGAAAAACACAACCGCATGGCAGAGGACATCACAGCTAAAATGGCTGAGATGCAATCCAAGCAAGCCAAGCTGGAAGCCGCAATGCAACGCCCCGGCGGCGAAGGCAAAGCGACTGACGCTGAGGTTGAAGCCAAGCACCGTGACGCACTGCGCGAATACATGGCCTATGGCACTCTGCCCGCTGGCTTCAAGGCTGGTTCCGACGGCGTCGAAATCAAGTCCATGTCTACCGACGTGAACCCTGACGGCGGCTACCTTGTGCGCCCAGAACTGTCCGACACAATCGTGTCCCGCATCTTTGAAACGTCGCCTCTGCGCGGTGTAGCAAACGTGGAACAGACTGGCTCCAAGTCCATCGACATCCTGATCGACGACAACGAAGCCGCTGCTCGCTGGGCAGGTGAAGGCGCATCCGGTGGCGAAACTGACACGCCAGAACTGGGCCAGAAGGTTATCGCTGCGCACAAGATCGAAGCCGATCCGCGCATGACAACCGAGATGATTGAGGACAGCTACCTTGACATCGAAGCATGGCTCTCCGGCAAAGTGGCCGACAAGTTTGCACGCACGCAGAACACAGCTTTTGTTCTGGGCGACGGCGTAAACAAGCCACGCGGTTTCCTGACCTACGCGGCACAGGCAACGTCCGGCACCTATGAGCGCAACAAGATCAACCAAGTGGCAATGGGTACGGCTGACGCACTCAACGCTGACGGTCTGATTGCGGTTCAGAACGCGCTGAAAGAAGCCTATCAGCCCGGCGCTGTATGGGGCATGAAGCGGACCACGTTTGGCGCTGCATTGCAGCTCAAAGGCGCGGACAACTACTTCTTCTCGCCCGTGCTTTTGGCCAACGGTCAAGCGACCATGCAGCTTCTCGGCAAGCCTGTTGTCTTTATGGATGACATGCCAGCGGTTGCGGCTAACGCTTTGTCGGTTGTCTACGCTGACTTCTCGCAAGCCTACACGATCCTTGATCGCGTCGGTCTGCAAGTTCTGCGTGACCCCTTCACCAACAAAGGCTTTGTGACCTACTACACCACACAGCGTGTTGGCGGTGACGTAACATCGTTCGATGCAATCGCCATCGGCAAAGTCGCAGCATAAGGAGAAAACACAATGGCTGTTTTTGATACCCGCAACGACGCAGAGTATGGCCTTGGCCTCTCCGCTACACTGTCCGGCACGACCAAAGCTGAAGGCGATTGGATCGACATGCAGGGCTGGCAAGCTGTCACATTCTCGGTTTCGACCGGGACCGTGACCGACGCTGGCACCGCATCCGGTTTCTCGTTCCAAGTCGAGGAAGGCGATGACACCACGGACGCAGGCGCGACCGCTGTTGCCGACGCTGACCTGATCGGCTCTGAGGCTGACCTGACGGTCACGTCCGACGACGACGACAACGTGATGGTCGGTTCCATCGGCTACCGTGGTTCCAAGCGTTACGTCCGCATGACTGCGGTCGGCACAACTGGCACCAACGCCGTCGTGGCCGTTCACGCGACCAAGCGTAAAGGCGCAAGCATGGGCACAGCGACAATCGACGCTGGCACGGCTGCTACCTAATACACTGGCGGGGCGGCTTCGGTCGCCCCACCTACCTTGCAACAGGGGCTTGTCATGGCATCGAATATCCCGTGGGACAGCATCCCCGACGCGACAGAAGACAACAAGCGCGCAGCCGATCTATTGCTGCGAATGGACAATGGCGAAGAGCGGCGCGCCAAGTTCAACGGTGGATGGCTCTATCTGCACGACGCGACCAACACCGTAGACAATAAGCAATCAATTCCAGCCGATACAGAAACCCTAGTCACTATCGACGGTCTGGCCAGCGATAGCGAAACCGACTTTCGTCGCGGCATTCCGCTAGATGTTTGGGGCAATAACACGCTTCAGCCACAGGCCACGGGCGAGACATACGAAATCAATCTGACATTCCGAGTTTCCAAGTCGTCATCCAATGAAACCTACATGCGAATTGAGGTTATGATTGGCGAAAATTACGACCTGCTTGTGGCGGAGGATCGACGCCCGCTTATCAAAGGCAGCGGCGTTGATGACTTCCTATTTTTCAACGGCACCCTGTTTGTCACCGGGGCGATGGGCGAACACGGCGCGCGGTTCTTTTTGAATTGCTCTGAAGATGTTACTGTCTGGGACAAGGCCATTTACATCCAGAGGACGCACACGCCATGACCAAGATTGAAATGCTTGAGACGCGCCCGGTATCGGTTGATGGTCTGCGCGTTGAAACGTGGATCAAAGGTTCGCGGCACGTTGTGGCTGACGACTTATTGCGTGGCCTGATCCAAAGCGGCGCGGTTGCGCTGGTCGAGGACAAGGCAGTTCACGCAGCACCAGAAAACAAAGCCGCGCCGATGAAGCGCAAGCAAAGGAGCGCGAAACATGACTGACGCAGATATTGGGGCGCTCTCAGTGGCCGCTCTGGACACGATCAAGCCGCGCTGGCGGTGGTTGCCCAAAGAAACCAAGGCAAAGCTGCTGCTGGACGTCTCTGAGGCTCTGGCAGCCGTTTGCGAGCCTGATCCGGTTGAAGTGGATGAAGCCGATGAGGTTTAACCGCAAATCCGCCTACGTCACGGAAAGCACGGACGCGCCCGCAATTAGCATTGTGGACATGAAGTCGTTTCTGCGCGTTGATACGAGCGACGACGATGTGGTGATCTATTCGTATCTCACCACGGCGACCGAGGCTGTGAAGCAATACCTGCGGGTCGCATTGCTGACAGAGACGTTCGTGTTCAAGGCTGACGGCTTTACCTACGCCAACGGCGAGGACCGCATCTTAGCCTTGGGGCCGGGCGTTCATACAGCCAGCCGCCCTTACCTTCTAGGCGGTGGCGACACGCTGGACATCCCGTTTCCTCCCTTGCAGTCCGTCACATCTGTTGTGACGTATGACCGGGGCAACAACGCCAGCACATACGACGCGAGCAACTATCAGGTTGATCTGCAATCGGGCCGCATCTACCTCAACGAGGGGTCTACATGGCCAAGCGACTTGCGCGCGCAGGACGCGGTGCAGGTGACTTACGTCGCGGGCTACGGCAGCGGTTCGATCCCGGCACCTATCGTGCAGGCGATCCGCAAGTACGTCGAGCAAATTTACGACGGTTGCGACGGCATGACGGATGAGGTTCGTCGCTTGCTGGCACCGTATCGGCGCGGGGATGAATTGGCGTGGTAAAGTGTTGCGGCAAATACAACGCGCGCCAGCTTCGCGCTCGCGTCAAAATCCAGCGCAAAACGCAGGCCAGCGATGGCATGGGCGGCTGGTCTGAGACGTGGAGCCGTGGCGATGACCTTTGGGCGCTCTGGAAGCCTATGAGCGGCTCTGAGCGCGTGCGCGCGATGGGTATTGAGCCAACGCTTGCCGTCAAGGCTGTCATCCGCTTTCGGGGCGATGAGAACGGCGCGCCCTATTACAGCGCAGCGGATCGCCTGACGTATCGTGGCCGGACCTACAACATCAAGACCGTCATCGACGTTGACGGGATGCAGGACTGGCTGGAACTGATGTTGGCAGAAGGTGAGCCGTCGTGAAGGTTGAGATTGAAGGCATTGACGATCTGATGGCGGACCTAAAGCGGCTCGGAACTATCAGCGAGGAAGCCGTGGTGGATACGATCAACGACATCGCGATGGACACGCAACAGGAAGCCGTGCGCGGCATCGAGCGCGGGCCAGCCAGCGGGCGGACGTATGACACAAGGTTCTGGACCGACGCACAGGGCAGGCTGCGAAAAGGGGAGCCGAGAGTGCCGCACACGGCCTCTGCGCCGGGTCAGTTCCCCATGAGCGACACAGGGCGTTTGGCATCCAATGTTGAGTTTGAGGTAGCGACCAATAGCAAGCCTGTTGCTGTTGTCGGGACGAATATTGTCTATGGCGCTTATCTTGAGTTTGGCACGTCCAAGATGGCAGCGCGCCCGTGGCTTATGCCCAGCTTCCGCAAGGCGACTAACAACGTGGCTAAGGAACTGAAAGCCAAGCTGGAGGGCCGCATATGAGTTTCGAGACCGTAGCGCAGGAAATGGTGTTCACCGCATTGAACGGCAACATCAGCGCGGGCGTTTACGATGACGTTCCCTACCTGCCCGAAGGAATGCCGCGAGAGAATTTTCCCTATGTGGTCATCGGTGACGACACGACTGCGCCTTGGGACACAGACGACACGCTTGGCAAAGAGGTGACGCTTCAAATCCACATCTGGAGCCGCTCTGCGGGCTTCAAAGAGACGAAGCTAATCATGGGCGAGGTCTATGACATCCTTAACAGAGGCGCTCTATCCAAGGTGGGATATAATGTGGTAGACTGCCTCAGCGAGTTTTCGGAAACCCTGCGTGACCCCGATGGCGAAACCCGTCACGGTGTCATGCGCTTTAAACTGACTATCCAGAAGGAACCTTGACCATGGCTGGCTTCAACGGGCGCGAATTAACGATTGACTGGGACGGCACAACACTTGTTGGCGTCCGCACGCGTGGCATCACCAACTCTAACGAGATGGTTGACGTGACCACAGACGACGACAACGGCTGGCGCACACTGCTTGCCACCCCCGGCGTGAAGTCGGTCGAGGTCACTGTAGGCGGCATTTCCTCGGATGAGGTTCTCTTGGCTGAGTTCTACAACGCATCGACAACTGGCGAAGCGCTGCAAATTGACCTGCCTTCATCGCTGGCATCGCCCGGCAACATCAGCGGCACGTTCCACCTTGCCTCGTTCGAAATCACTGGCGAGCATGACGGCGCTGTTGAGTTTTCGTCCACGTTCCAATCGAGCGGCGCTGTGACCTACACCGCTTCATCGGCATAAGGTGAACCATGCGCACAGTTAAAATCAAACTGGCAGGGTCCGTTCTGGAATGCAGCTTGTCTTGGAAAGTGATGAAGGAAATCACAGATCAAGTGGCGGACCCTGTTGTCATTGCTCAAGAAGTGCATCGACAGGCAAAGGCAGATGAGGAAGGGCGAGATTACACGCCTAAAGTCTCACTGGATACCAGCGCTTGCGTGACGATTTTGTCAATCGCATCGAACACTGATGAGGATGAGGTTGGAGAACTGTTTATGTCTCACGGCATTGTTTCAGCGCAGGCTGAGACAGGCATGTTCATTGCTGAACTTCTTGGCGTGAGCGGGGAGAAAAAGCAGGTGGGAAAGACGAAAGCGCCGAAAAAGCCATAAAAGACGCCTATCAGATCGCCGTCATGGATTGGGGCATTGCGCCCTCAGAGTTTTGGAGCATGACGGCGGTCGAATGGACATGGCTTAAAGAGGCGCGGATGGACCGGACCGAGCGACCCAACGGTGGTGGTTTCACGCACGGCGATTGGCAGCGCGCACGCGAGGCCCACGCCCAAAAGACGAAGGCACGGAAACATGGCTGAGATTAGTGGCGTCCACGTTAAGCTTACAGGCGATACATCTAGTCTCAACAGCGCCCTTGATGACGCTCAGGGCGAACTTAAAGACACCAAGGACGACGCGGACAAGACGACGGGAAGCCTGCGCAATCTTGCAAAAGGTTTTGCGGGGGCTGCTGTTGCTGCGGTTGGCATCGCTGGCATCGGTAACTTGTTCCGGAACGTAGCACGCGAAGCTGAGACGCTTGAAACGTCTATGCTCAAAATCGGCGCTGTCATTAAAGCAACAGGCGGCACGGCTGGCAGGACAGGCGATCAACTTTTATCTTTTGCGAGGGCTTTGGCTCTCAGCACGCTTGAAAGCACAGAAGGCATTCTTGAGGCGCAACAGCGTTTGCTGACCTTTCGCAAGATTAGCGGAGATGTGTTTGACCGCACGATTGTTGCATCTACCGATTTAGCCGCGGCAATGGGTACAAGCCTTTCTGGTGCGGCAGTGATGCTGGGTCGCGCGCTTGAAGATCCAGTGACGGGCCTGACGGCGCTGACACGAACAGGCACGGTTTTCACTGACAAGCAAAAGGATATGGTCAAACAGCTAGTCGAAACGGGCAAGCTGCAAGATGCTCAAAGGCTTATCCTTAAAGAATTAGAGGCGCAATATGGCGGGACCGCAGTGGCAGCAGCAAGCGGCTATGCTGGCGCGCTTGATACTCTTGGACAAAGGCAGCAGGAGTTTTTGCTGGCAATCAACGACACGCTCAAAGTCACTGACATTTTATCATCGGCAGTTAACGGCCTCGCCAATGTCTTTGAAAGCCTGACGCGAAACATTGGTCGATTGGTTTCATATATTACTGTCGCAGGTGTTGCGGCCATGTTTGCATTTCGCGGAGCAATCATTGGTGCCGCTTCTGCTGTTGCAAAATTGCTAATTCCATCCTTAGTCGGGCTGCGCGTTGCAATAATTAGAACAGGCATTGGGGCGCTTGTCGTTGGTGCTGGTGAGCTAGTTTATCAATTTTCAAGGCTTACTACGGCGGCTGGCAGCATAGGCGAAGCCTTGGGACTGTTAAAAAACGTCGCGGTTGAAGTATTTAGCCGAATTGGAATGGGCGTTTCTGCGGCTGGATCCCGAGCGGCGCAGTTGTTTTACAATCTAAAGGGCGATGCCGCTGATGGCATAGGCTCTGCCATTGAAAACATGGCGCAATTTGGTAACGCTACAGTCAACACGTTTCAAGGCGCTTTGAACGCAATCAAAGAAATATGGTCAAGACTTCCTGATGTTATAGGCGATTTAGTATTTTCCGCAGCCAACAGCATGATCGGCGGTATTGAGGCCATGCTAAACGGCGCTATTCGCAGGATTGACGCCTTTACGGGCAAGATAAAAAACGCCTTAGCTGCTGTGGGAATTGAAACAGCCTTCGGAGAAATTGGCGATATTAGTCTTGGATCTATTGAAAACCCGTTCTCAGGCGCAACAACTGACGCTGGCACGTCCGCATCAGAAGCCTTTAGACGCGCTTCTGAGGAAAACCCGTATGTGGCCCCAGATCACGGTTTGGGTGCTGTCGCCTCTGAGGCGCGTGGAACGGCCCTAGCTCATGGTCAGGCTGCTACCGATATGGGTGCCGCTGCTAACTTGCCTCTTGATTCAATCCAAGCGCTTCGAGATCTGTTTGCTCAGATGCGCGAGGAAGGCAACACTTTGCCCGACGTTCTTGGCATGAATACTGGCGAGGGCGAGGATGACGAAAACGGCGGTGGTGGCGGCGCATT